TCTATTGTGAATGCAGATTACGTAGATGATCTAGCACCCCTGAATCAAATCAAGGTTCTTGCTTTCAAAGAAAAGGATGAGTGGACTTTAGAAAGTAAGTACAACATCGGAAGAAAGAAAGTAGAGGTTGAGTAAACCGCAATGATTATGGGGGTTTTCACTATCCCATTTTTTTAGTTTATCTTTATAACTATTTGTGTGATGCCAAAAGGGTCACACTAAAACGTCGCTTATTAAAGGACAATGGTAAACATCAATTGGGAACACTATACCCCATATTCAATCGGTTTTAATGAAACATTCAATAGACTTGAAACTCTTGCAGGAGGTGGATCAAACTATCCACCATACAATGTTGTTGACGGAAGTAATGGCAGAACCATACTTGAAGTCGCTCTGGCTGGATTTGCAAGCGAAGATATTGAAGTCGAGACTGAACGAAATGTTCTGACGGTTTCTGCTCGCAAAGCACCAGCAGAAAAAGAAAGGAAATACCATCACAAAGGTATCTCTTGTAGAACATTTTCTCGCAATTGGCAGATGTCAGATGATGTAGAAGTTGAAGATGTCAAGTTTGTTGATGGACTTCTTACTGTCACTCTAGTAAAACAACTGCCAGAAAAACAGAAGCGAAAAAAATGGTTCTAAATAATGATGAAGGGTGCTTGACGGCACCCTTTTTTGATGCTATCCTAGTAAATACCTGAATAAATTTTATCTGAAATGGAAGAAACACTGAAAACAAATCATAATATTCGAGTTGTAAATCTCACTACTGGAGAAAATGTTCTCTGTGTGTTTGGTGAAATTCGCAATCCAGAAAACGAAGATCGTGTTCTTGGATACAAGATGCTGTATCCATTCAAACTCACTCTTGGTGAACCTGCTGATGATGGAACTGTACCTGTACGATATATTCGTTGGTGCCCGTTCAGTCCTACAGAAGAGCATCGTTTGAGCGGTGAGCATATCATTAGCGTTGTCTTCCCAGACAATAGCATTCTTGACAATTTTGTGGAACGTCTGAATTCTATCGGAATCACAAACGAACAAATTTTCTATCCTGAGGAGGAAGCAACTGATGGAGATATCAGCGAATCTGTTGAAGCTGGCGAATGAGTGGATCATCGCTCAGGTAGAAGAGGTTGAGGGTGCCACTTCAATAGGTGACCCTGACTGTATTCTACGTGACCCATATGTGGTAGACTGTGATGGTGGTATTGACCCTTGGCCAATCCACTCTGATGATCGTGAAGTGGTAGTCAGATCTTCTGACATAACTACTATTGTAAACCCAAGCAAGCAATTGCTTTCTCGTTATATTGCATCTATTGAATGAAGTTCTATACAAGTGTAGAGCAAGCAAGCAACCGCTTACTTGTACGTGGTTATGAAAATGGCAATCGTTATAGTGTGCGGGTTCCATTTAACCCCACGCTATACTTGCCGACAAAGAACTATTCTGAATGGAGAACCCTTGAAGGAGATTGTGTAGAACCACATAAATTTGGTTCTATCAACGAAGCACGTGACTTTGTAAAACAATACAAAGAGGTAGAAGACTTTGAGATTTATGGAAACTCTCGTTTCTTGTATCAATTTATTGCTGAAGAACATCCTGAAGAAGAGATCAAGTTCGACAGCAGCAAGATCCGTGTATTTACAATCGATATTGAAACCGCTGCAGAAAACGGATTCCCCGATATTGAATCTGCAGATCAAGAGATCCTTGCCATCAGTATCAAAGACAGCTTCACTGGTCGCATTACTGTGTTCGGTGCGAGAGCATTCAATAACACAGACTCCATGGTGGACTACATGCATTTCCACTCAGAAGAAAGCATGTTGGGAGCATTCCTTGAATACTGGCAAGAAAATTTTCCAGATGTAATTACTGGTTGGAATGTACATTTGTTTGACATGCCGTACATTCACAATCGTATTGATCGCATTCTTGGAGATAGATATGTAAAACTTCTTTCCCCCTGGAAACTAGTATCTCAACGTGAGATCTACATCAAGGGTCGTAAGAACTTTTCTATTGACATGCTTGGTATCTCTACCCTTGATTACTTGGATTTGTATAAGAAGTTTACTTATACAAACCAGGAGTCATATCGTCTTGATCACATTTGTTCTGTTGAACTGGGTGAGAAGAAACTAGATCACTCAGAGTATGATACTTTCAAAGAGTTCTACGACAATGATTGGCAGAAGTTTATTGAGTACAACATTCATGACGTTCGTCTTGTAGATAAACTTGACGACAAGATGAAACTGATTGAACTCGCTTTCACTATGGCATATGATGCTAAGGTGAATTATGAGGATGTATTCAGTCAGGTTCGCATGTGGGATAACTACATCTATTGCGAACTTCTGAAACGTAAGATTGCTATCCCTCCTAAGAAGGAAGCAACTAAGACTGAGAAGTATGCTGGTGCTTATGTTAAAGAACCTATTCCTGGATTCTATGACTGGGTGGTGAGCTTTGACTTGAACTCCCTATACCCTCACCTCATTATGCAATACAACATCTCACCAGAAACTCTGCAAGACAAGAGACATGCTTCTGTTACTGTAGACAAACTCTTGAAGAAAGAGGTTGAGATTGAAGGTGAGTATGCTGTCTGTGCTAACGGCGCACAGTATACAAAAGATAAGCATGGTTTCCTTCCTCAGATGATGAAGAAGATGTACGATTCTCGTGTCATCTTCAAGAAGAAAATGATTGCTGCTAAAAAGGAGTATGAGAAAACTCCTACAGTAGAACTCATGAAAGAGATTGCCCGCTGCAATAACATTCAGATGGCAAAGAAGATCTCTCTCAACTCTGCTTATGGTGCTATCGGTAACGAACACTTCCGATACTATCGTCTTGCTAATGCAGAAGCTATTACTCTTTCAGGACAAGTCTCTATCCGTTGGATTGAGAACAAAATGAATGAGTATCTAAATAATCTTTTGCAAACGGAGGCAGTAGATTATGTCATCGCTAGCGATACCGACTCAATCTATCTTAATCTTGGACCTCTTGTTAGTAAATTTTTTGCTAATAAGTCTAGCAATAAAGCAGCAATTGTTTCTCTTCTTGATAAGATCTGCCAAGAGAAATTGGAACCGTTCATCGAATCCAGTTATCAGGAACTTGCGGATTATGTTTCGGCATATGAACAAAAAATGAGTATGAAACGTGAGAATATCGCTGATCGTGGAATCTGGACTGCGAAGAAGCGTTACATTCTCAACGTGTGGGATAGTGAGGGTGTTAGATATAAGGAACCAAAGATGAAGATCATGGGTCTTGAGACTGCTAGATCTTCTACCCCAGCGTATTTCAGAGACAAATTGTATGCAGCGTTTCAGATTATTATCGGCAAGACAAATGATGAACTTATCAATTTTATCAATGTTGTGCGAGCAGAAACCAGATTGCGACCTTACGAAGAAGTTGCCTTCCCAAGAGGAGTCAACAATCTGGCAAAATATCGCCACCCCACAGAAATCTATCAGAAAGGAACACCAATCCACGTGAGAGGCGCCCTCTTGTACAATCATTATATTAGAAAGCACAAGATTGAACACAAACATCAGATGATTCAAGAGGGTGAAAAAGTAAAGTTCATGTACTTGAAAACACCAAACCCTATTCATGAAAATGTAATCAGTTTCTTTGGAGAGCTTCCTAAAGAATTTGGGATTGAAAAGTATGTTGACTATCAGACACAATTTGAGAAGTCTTTCCTTGAACCTCTCAAAAACGTGCTACAATGTATTGGATGGACTCATGAAAAAACCATTACGATTGGGAGTTTCTTTGAATGAGTAAGAAGATCTTTGTAGTCACTTGGACCAATCATGTTGTTGGGCAAGTAGGACCAGAGGACATCAAATGTTTTGATGAATACAACACTGCTCTTGCATTTGCAAAGCTTATGAAAGAGCGTTATAACTATGTAAATTTTTACGAGGAGAAAGTAACCGAATGGGATTCCTAGATAGTGTAATCAAAGATTCAGGAAATGAGTTTGCTGGATTTGTTAGTGAGGGGGTTGCTGCTGGAGACATTACAACTTTCGTTGACACTGGCTCTTATATTTTTAATGCCGTCGTTAGTGGTTCGTTGTTTGGAGGCATTCCTTCAAACAAGGTCACCGCTCTTGCAGGAGAAAGCAGCACTGGAAAAACTTTTTTTGCTCTTTCTGTCGTTCGTAATTTCCTCAGAGATAATCCTGATGGTGGCGTTATTTACTTTGAGTCTGAGTCAGCAATCTCTCGTGAAATGATTGAGAGTCGTGGTATTGATTCAAAGCGAATGGTTATCATGCCAGTTGCTACCATAGAAGAGTTTCGTACTCAGGCATGTCGCATCCTAGACAAATACATGAAAGAACCTAAAGAAGAACGAGTTCCCATGATGTTTGTGCTAGACTCTCTTGGTATGCTTTCCACCACTAAGGAGATGGAGGACATCGCTAATGACAAGCAAGTTCGTGACATGACCAAATCTCAGTTGATCAAGGGTGCTTTCCGAGTGCTTACGTTGAAACTGGGTCAGGCACAAGTTCCCATGCTTGTCACCAATCATACATATGATGTGATCGGTTCCTATGTTCCTACAAAGGAGATGGGTGGCGGTACAGGTCTAAAGTATGCTGCTTCTACTATCATCTATCTTAGTAAGTCTAAGGAACGTGATAGTGCTAAGGAAGTGGTGGGTAACATTATCAAATGTGAGGCAAAAAAGTCTCGCCTAACTATTGAGGGAAGTAAAGTTGCAACACGCCTATTTTTTGACGAGCGAGGTCTTGACAAATACTACGGACTATTGGAATTGGGTGAACAGCACGGAGTATTCACTCGCAAAGGGAATCGTATCGTTGTTGGCGAATCCTCTGTTTATCCTTCTGTTATTCTGGCTGATCCCGAAAAATACTTCACACCTGAAGTGATGGAACAACTTGAAGAAGCAGCAAAAAAAGAATTCTCCTATGGCAACTGAGCGTATTGAACAAACTATCTTGCGTAATCTTCTTTACAACGAAGAGTATTATCGCAAGGTAGTCCCTTTTTTGAAATCTGAATATTTCCAAGAGTACCATGAGAAAGTTATCTTTGAAGAGATTGCTGACTTTGCAAGTAAGTATGATAAAGTACCTACTAAAGAAGTCTTATCGATTAATCTCCAAAATCGTACAGATCTTACTGATGACACGTTTCAAGATTCGCTATCGTCGATTCGAGAACTATCAGACGAATGGGTCGATCACAACTGGCTCCTTGACTCCACCGAGAAGTGGTGTCAGGACAGAGCAATCTACCTTGCCCTCATGCAGTCTATCAAGATCGCAGATGGAGGCGATAAGAAATTATCAAAGGATGCGATCCCAAGCATTCTACAAACGGCCTTGGCAGTATCGTTCGACGAACACATAGGTCATGATTATATTGAACAAGCAGAAGCACGATATGAGTTTTACCACCGCACAGAAGAAAAAATCCCATTTGATCTTGAGAAGTTTAACTTCATTACAAAAGGTGGTCTCCCTAACAAGACTCTCAACATCGCTCTTGCTGGTACGGGCGTCGGGAAGTCTCTATTCATGTGCCATATGGCTAGTGCCGCCCTCACTTCGGGGTACAACGTTCTCTACATTACATGTGAAATGGCAGAGGAGAAAATTGCTGAGCGAATTGACGCAAACCTTTTGAATGTACCTGTTAAAGATATTCCTGAACTACCTGAAGTTATCTTCACTTCTAAGGTACAAGAGATCGCTAGAAAAACTAGAGGCAAACTTATTATCAAGGAGTACCCAACAGCGTCAGCACATGTCGGACACTTCAAATCACTCTTGAGTGATCTCTCTTTGAAGAGAGATTTCAAACCACATATTATCTTTGTGGATTATCTAAACATCTGTGCAAGTGCGAGGTATAAAGGTGCGATTGTCAATTCTTATACGTATGTCAAAGCGATTGCTGAAGAGCTTCGTGGTCTTGCTGTGGAACATAATGTTCCTATTGTCTCAGCTACTCAAACTACTCGTAGTGGTTACGGTAACTCTGACCCTGACCTTACCGATACTTCTGAGTCTTTTGGTTTGCCTGCCACTGCTGATTTTATGTTCGCTCTTATCAGCACAGATGAACTTGAACAACAAGGTCGCATCATGGTCAAACAACTTAAAAACAGATACAACGACCCGACTGCCTCACGAAAATTCATGGTGGGAATTGACAGATCCCGAATGAAGCTGTATGATGTAGCGGATGATGCTTCCTCAATTAGCATCGATAGCGAAGATCCTGGTGAGGAGTTCGCACAATTTCAACAAACACAAAACCGACTTTCTAAATTTGCCGAGTGGAATGTATGATTAATTTCAATAACTATGAAGAGTTTGTATCGCAAGTAACTTCTAAAGCTTCTACAAACTTTGTTGACTTTGCTGATCGTATTGGTGAATTGGATCGTGAAGGTGCCAATATTGAACGACTGCTTACTGCTGGTGTAGGAATCAACGCTGAAGGCGGTGAGTTCCTTGAGATCATCAAGAAGATGGTGTTCCAAGGTAAGGCATGGAATGCAGACAATCGTGATCACTTGATTATTGAGTTGGGTGATATTATGTGGTATGTGGCACAAGCAACCATGGCACTTGGCATTTCTATGGAAGATGTTCTTGACACTAACATCAAGAAACTTGCCAAGCGATACCCTGAAGGGACTTTTGATGCATACTATTCTGAGAATCGCTCGCCAGACGACCGCTGATGTGCTATGATATGGGGGACACCTAAATAAGGGTGACCCCCTTTTCTCGTAGATGGCAACCCAGAACAAGCACCTGGAGCATCTGGAAGACGAGCTGATCAACTACGGATATAATGGATACGTCGCTTCCAGAGACCTCATACAAGGATTTATAGATGAGCTTGGCGGTCGTCCCGCTGGTAGCATCAAGGTGACTACGAAGTGGGATGGCGCTCCTGCTGTGGTTTGTGGCATCGACCCAGAGAGCGGCAACTTCTTTGTAGGCACCAAGTCTGTATTTAATAAGAAAGAACCGAAGATCAATTTCACGGAAGAAGATATTGATAAGAACCATGGTGAGATCCCTGACCTCGCTAAGAAACTAAAGTATTGCTTGAAGTATTTTCCTGAACTAAAAGTCAAGGGTGTTATTCAGGGAGATCTTCTGTTTACTGATGAAGATGTTCAGACGAAAACGATTGATGGAGATCGTTTCTATACTGCTACCCCTAACACTCTGACCTATGCTTGGCCTGTAGATAGCGATCTGGGTAAGGCAGTCAATACCGCTAAGATTGGTGCTGTATTCCACACGTACTACAGCGGGACTGGTCCTGTCAATACGTTGTCTGCTGGTTTTGGTGTTGATAAGTTCAACCTGAAATCCACCCGTAATGTATTCCTGGCAACTGCCACGATGGATAACATTAGCGCCAACTCTGGTCTTACTGCTTCTGAAGAGCGTGTTTTAAAAGCTGTTGTTTCTGTGGTTGATCGTAATGCTTCTACTGCTAAAGAGTTTTTAGAACTGATTGCTCATAATGCAACCAAGCAATTCACTCTTGGTTATACCATGAAGCGCTTTACAAACTCCTATGTAAAGGAAGGTAAGACGATCAATAATGTCAACAGTTTTATATCTGGTTTCACCAAAGCATTTGAAAAGTCTTTGGTTGAGAAAGTAGAGAGCCTGAAAACTGAGAAGTCCAAGGCTCAGTATCGTGATATCCTTGCTAACGGTATCTCTTACTTGGAGAACAATCAGCGAGCATTCAAGGCATTCCTTGTGATGTATAACTCTCTCACGAATGCTAAGAACCTGATCAACCTCAAGCTTGCTGGTCTTAGCGACACCAAAGTATTTCTGCGCAGCGGTGACAACTTTGTGGTGACGAAGCCTGAAGGTTTTGTTGCTATCGTTGATGGTAAGGCAGTCAAGATCGTTGATCGTCTTGAGTTCTCTCGTGCTAACTTCACGCTAGAGAAGTCTTGGCGTCCTCCTGTTGGTGAGGGTGCCAAAGTTGCTGTATTCACTTTCGGTCGCTTCAATCCTCCTACCACGGGACATGAGCTGCTGATAAATAAAGTCAAGGAGTATGCTGCTGGTAATGACTACTTTGTATTTCCTAGTCATACTGTAGATAAGAAAGGTAAGAACCCTTTGACTGCTGCTCAGAAAGTTTCTTTCATGAAGATGATGTTTCCTTCCCACAAGGACAACGTTATATTTGATGAGACTGTTCGTGATGCTATCAAAGCTCTGAAGTGGTTGGAAGGAAAAGGTTATACGGATGCTATCTTTGTGGTTGGATCTGATCGTGTTCCAGCATTCCAGTTCATCAAACAATATAATGGAAAAGATTACAACATGAATACTGTTGAAATAAAGAGTGCTGGGCAGCGTGATCCAGATGCCGATGATGTTTCTGGTATGTCTGCTAGTAAAGTTCGTCAGGCAATTGTTGATGGTGACTTTGGTGTTGTTGATAGTGGACTGCCAAAAGCAGTCAAAACAGATAAGGAATTTAAAAAAATGTATATCCAGGCAGTATTGGGGGGTATGTCATAATGTCATTCAATCTAAGAACAGAACAAAGAAACATAGATCAGTACATTGATATCGATATTCCAGCAACTAGAATTAGAAGAATGTTGAAACTAGTTCGTGTTGCAGCTGGGTTTGCCTTTAACAAACAATATGGCGAAACGAATGGATTCGATTTTCAGATTGAAGGTGGAAGTAAAGATGTTGATGAAGATGGAACTTTGATTGAGATTGAAGCAGCAATAAAAGGAAAGAGTTCCATCACCTATAATTATAAGATGACTTGCGATAACGGTGATGCCAAATATTCTGCTTTAAACTTTAGAACTCCCAGAGCGGGATTTATAAATGACATGATCACTTTTATAAATTCCAAGAGTATTAAAAATAAACTTGACGTAACCGAAATTAAATTACATACTCTTGCTGGTGGGAAAAACCCTACGTTGGTTGTTAAATCTTTTTACGCTTATAAAGCGATGGATAAAAAAGGAAATATTGTGACTAAAAGAACTAGTATCAACTACAATTTTTCCTTGAAGTATGCTGGTAAAGCAGAGAGTAGCGGTAAGTTAAATTCTTTGAAACCAAAAGATATTACTCCATCAATCACTGACACATGGTTGACACCACATCAGTTTTACAATAATGTTATATCTTTTATAAGCAATCCATCATCAAATAATATTTTTACCAGTTCTTATCTTAGAGATAGTTATATAGAAGCAGTTTCTAATTCGTGGAACAATAATAGTTTTGATGATAAACTTGGTATAGCACCAGATATGTCATCAGAATTTTTTGAAGTTCTTTCTGTATTAAAGATATCAAAGTTATTGAGCAGTAATAATTCTGACATGAAAGATATTGTTGGGTGGCCTGATAAAGAAAAAATTAATAAAGTAGAAATATATTTACCAGAAGCTGCCAACGAAGCGTTAATTGATTATAAGATTGCTGTTAATGGAAATAGAAATATTCCTTTGAAGATAAGCGTAAAGTCACAGATGAGAGGATCATCTACCGCAACTGTTAAATTTCAAACTGCTTTTCCTGGAGGAGAAGCGGAGGTTCATAAATGGTTTAAAAATATAGCATCTAATGCTAGGTCATCTCAGATTGGACAAAGAATGATAGCATCATCTGCTATGGAATATAACAAGTATTCTGGCAAAGGAACTTTATATCCTATTAGGGGACTTAGGAAACTATTATCTGGATCCAAAAAAAGTCAAGTGTCTAGTGATTTCAAAAAAGTTCTTGATGTTTCTTCTATGACTATTCAAGATTGGAATAAAATGATTACTATTTTGGATAAGAAGATATCTGGAATATCAAAAAATTATGAACCACTTGATAATCTAATACAAGATCAGACTCTCCTTTTGAAGACGAAAAATTTTATAGCAGACAATCTTTTCAAAGAGAATACTAAATCAAAGAAAGTGAGAGAATGTATTGCTATGACAGTAGAAGATGCAGAAAGAAATAGTCCTAATAAAAAATATCCATTTTCTCTCAATAATGTTGCTCTGTTATGTGAAAGAGTTCTAGTTCAAACTTCATATGAAGAAAGTCAAACTCAATTGAATTTTTACAAATTGTTTTATGAGCAAGTCTTACTAAAAGAAAATGTGGTATACTCTATAACTAAGCAGAAAGAAATTAATAGTGAGGTTAGATTACATTATGATTTTGTCAGCACAAGAAACTTTGCTCAATACAAACATTGGATCAAACTGAGAACTAAGAACTATGCTAACAATATGCAAGATGCCTTAGGAATGCAAACATGAAAGATTTCAAGAAACTACGTGAAGAAGCACTTCGTCAACAACAACGCCAACATAATATCTTCAAGGAAGGTGATGCTGTGATGTCATCCCGCACAGGGGATAAAGGACACATACACCGTGTAGGGGGTAACTATGCTATTGTGATTTCTGAGGATGGTGAAATGTTTAGGGAGTGGATGAAGAACATTAGATCTATAAATAATACGAGAAGAACCTCCTTATTAAACGATGAAATATCAGAAGCCAATCAATAACGTTAACAGCAACGATGAGTTCTCATCTGCTTTGATGGAGTCATATGGTAGATGGATGGGTGGTGATACCTTCCAAAATACTACAATCAGCGAAGCACCTTTTGATGGTATGAACCCTCAATCAAATGGTGCTGAGATTGAAGATACCACTAAGCGTAAGAAGACTGCTAAGAAAGGTGGATACGTCGGTCAAGAATCTGCACCCAAGAATGAGGAGTTTGAAGTTCTTGAGCGTGAAGAGTATGAGGTTGATGGTGAGACCTATGTGATTGAAAAGGTGAAAGGTCTTGATGGCAAAGCTTGCTGGAAAGGTTATAAGTATGCTGGCACCAAGATGAAGGGTGGTAAGAAAGTTGATAATTGCATCAAGGCAGGTGTTGAGTATGATGTAGATACTGCTAATCAACTTTGGTCTGAAGTAGGTGAAAAACTTCAGCAGCTTGGTGAAATGGATGGAACTAAGTTCAAAGTAATGGG